CGGCGGAGATCATTTCCGCTTGGATCCCGACAGATGCAAGTTTAGTTGCGATCGGTGCTGACGAGCGTTCGACAGCACGACTCGAGTTGCAACGTTCTTACCGCGAAATCCCAAGCGAGGATGAGCAAATGCCAATGGACGAAGAGCTAATGAAGTCGCTTCGGGAGAGCGGCATGCCCGAAGATGTCGAGAGCTACGAGGCCGCTTTGCGGTGGGCTGTCGGGCGGATGGAAGAAGACAAAGTCGAGAACATGGAGCAAGACCAGAAGCTCGAGCAGTCGCAGCGTATGGAAGACGAAGAAGAGCGTGAGGAGGACGAGGACAAGGTTGAGCACAAACTCAATGTTGGCAATCAGATCCAGCGAGCACTCAAAGTCGAGCGTGCGCGTCAACGAGAGATTCGGGCCATCTGCACCAGTGCAGAATACCCGGACCTGGCCGATCAGTTCATCGAGCGTGGTTCGTCGCTCGATGCTGTGCGTGAGGAAGTTCTGAAGCGAATGGTTGACCGACAGGTCACGGTCGGAAAGGGTGACGGTATGAGATTCACGGAATCCGAAAGCGACAAGCTGGAGGCCGCACTCAAGTCGGCTGTTACTCAGCGGGCGCTACAGAACGCAGGCGTCAAGGCTGCACAGCGATACGAGTCGGCACCTGGGGCGGAGGACTTCCGCTACATGCCGTTCCTCGACATCGCACGCACGCTGCTTCGCAAGGCTGGTGTGCAGGTCGAGCGGTACGCACCGCGTGACATTGCATCGGCAGCCTTGGGCAACGTCGCAGCCCTGGACCGTTTCGGCATCAAGCGATCGGACGCGGCCTATCACACGACTGGCCTGTTCCCTGCTTTGATGCTCGATGCGGCGAATAAGACGCTGCTGGCAGCCTACGAGGAAGCACCGTACACCTGGTCGATCTGGTGTCGCCAGGCCGCATCGGTGCCCGACTTCAAGAACATCAACCGAATCCGTTTTAGTGAAGCGCCTTCGCTTGAGATGGTTCCCGAGAATCACCCCTACCCTGAAGGGAAGATGAGCGATTCGAAGGAGACCTACCAGGTTGAGAAGTTCGGCAGCCTGTTCAGCGTAAGCTGGGAGACGGTCATCAACGACGACCTGGACGCGATCAGCCGCGTACCTGCGATGCACGGCAACGCTGCACGCCGGACGCAGAACGCGAAGGTGTACGAGGTGCTCGCTGCCAACCCGCTGATGGGTGACGGTAACGCCCTGTTCAGCACGCAGCATGCTAACGGCGTGCTCAGTGGTGGTGGTTCACCGAGTACCACGTCGCTGAACGCTGGGTTCCTGGCGATGATGACGCAGCGAGGCCTGAATGCCAACGTCACGATCAACGTCGTGCCGCAGTACATTCTGGCACCGGCTGCACTCAGTGCAACGGTTCTGCAGTTGCTCGGTTCGCTGGCACCGGTTGAGGTTGGCGGCAACACCGCTGGCAACAGCAACGTGCTGAACCTGTACGGACCTGGCGGGCCTCGGCCGCTGATTCCTGTCATCGATCCGCAGCTCGACCGGTTCAGCACTCAGCGCTGGTACCTGGCCGCAAGCTCGGCTCAGATCGACACCGTGGAGCTTTCCTTCCTGCAAGGGGAAGAGGCTCCTGTCATCGAGAGCATGTACGAGTTCGATGTCGACACCCTGAAATACAAGGTGCGGCAGACCTTCGGCGTGAAGGCCATCGATTGGCGTGGCCTGTACACCAACGTTGGCGCGTAAGTGCTGACGCGGTTTCCTTCAGGTTTCACAATTCGTTAGGAGAATACGATGGCTGGGATTCAAGACTTCGTCGTCTACGAGGACGACTTCATCGGTGCGAGCACCTTTGGTGCTGCCGCACAGGGTCAAGCATGGGTGCGGACGGTCGCCACCAACGGTACGGCAGTTGGGCTCACCAACACCGCCGGCGGTGCGATCCGGTTCGCCACCGGTGCTATCGACGAGACGTCGCGCGTGGACATCGCACACGGTGACATCTTGGGATTCGCTGCTAAGGACCTGGATAAGTTCGAGGCTCGCGTCAAGACTGTGGCGACGCTTGGTGCTAACGTCAGCTTCGGGTTCGGCATGCAGTCGGCTCGGAACAACGACCTGAGTGCCACCCAAACGCACGCGCAGTTCCGCTGCATCCTTAACAACAACGTGGTTATCGAAACCGACGACGATGTTCGGGATATTAGCAACGTCGCTACGGGAACAACGCTGGGCATCGTCTACAAGAAGTTCGTCATTGACTTCTCGGGTGGACTGTCCAACGTCAAGTTCTACGTTGACGGGCAACGCGTGGCAGCCGGAACGACCTTCGACATGAGTGCGGCTGCGGACAAGTTCCTGCAACCGTTCTTCCTGCTCCAGAAGGCCGGCAGCACGCAGAGCAATACCGCTGACCTGGATTACATCCGCGTTTTCAGCCGGCGGTAACTATGACGCTGCGGGATGCTATTGAGGCGGACTCGCTTAAGGTTTTCCTGAACCTGGGCGAGTTCGCCGAGACGGTCACGTACTATCCGCACAAGGCGTTCGGCCAGGCAGTCAGGCCACCTCGCACGATTCGTGCTGTGGTGTTCCGCGAAGACCTGGTGACGCTCGGTGAGGATGACGGGCAGACCGTGGTTCCGCAGTTCACGGTGCACGTAAAGAACGACAGCGCCGAGGGCATTTCGTCTACCGAGATCGACCTCGGCGCAGATCAACTCGAGTTTCCAAGGCGTGACGGCAAGCCGCCTGAGAAACGTTCCATCCTGAGAATGATCGACCAAGACCACGGCATGTTGGTGCTCCAGTGTCATTAGTCACATCAAAGCCGGTCCCCGAGCGGATCGCTGACGTCATCGAAAAGCGGCTGCAGAAGATTGTGGCTGGCGGTTCGTACTACGTCGCCGGTTTTGAGGTGGTCAGGCCGACACGCAACGGCAACTTCACACCGCAAGACAATCAGTTCATCATCGTTCAAGATGAGATCGAAATCGTTTCGGACCTGATGTGCCCGGGCAACCCGCCAGCGATGGCATACCGAATCACCTACAACATCTTTGCACATTCGCTGTGCAGCGAGACCGACATCACACCTGCCGACTACTTCTCAAACTACCTGATGGCTGAGATCAAGCGAGCCATCGTCGATGCACCGGCCTGGTATCACATGGAGGGCCTAGCGATCGATTCGCAGTTTGGCTCGCCGGCACTCATCAGCAACGACGGCGGGGTTGATGGGATCAACGTTCCCGTTCAGGTTACCTTCCGTGTCACCGAAGGCGACATGATGGAGGTGCGAGGATGATTCAAGTCGACGTTGACCGAGGAACTATCAAAGCGATATTTGACGTAGCGCACGAGCTGGGGTTGTCGGGCCGCCGGCAGTTATACATCGCCACGTCTAAAGCGGCGCAGGATGGCAGATCGTTTATCGCCAAGCGAATGACCAAACGGCTCGCGCAGCCACAGAAGTCAATTCGCGGCATGCTGACCATCAAGCAGAGCGGCGAAACCGGGACGATGCTGACGCTGAAAAAGCGGTTCAGAATGCCGCTGAAAGCACTCAAGCCGAAGTGGAAAAAGAGCGGCGTCAGCTACAAGCCAGGATCGGCTGCACGCAAGACGATTGAAGGCGCGTTCATGGGGCCGAAGCACCCGGCTCAATTCCGATCGTTTGCACCTGGCCACGTCTTCAAACGAATGGACTACGCCAAGGGCAAGCGGCGTCGCAAGAAGTCGCCAGGCGTCAGGGTTCGGGAGCGACAGTACACTCGCAACGGCAAGACCTACACGTACACCGCGAGGATTCAGCCCGACAAGCGTGGCACACGACCACCGAGGCCCAAGGGCTACTGGCGGAAGTACACGACCAAACGCAAGATCTACAAGCTATTCTGGGCGTCGATCACGCATGTTTTCGTCAACGAAAATATAGACGGCTGGACTAGGCTTCATATTTCAGAGCGTTTGGAGTTTCACATTAAAGATCGTTTGCGTGTGTTAAACTTGAAAGCTCAAGGCAAGATTACTGCGAGGTTGAGATAATGCCACTACTGAAAAGAATACGAGTCTTGGCCGCCAAGGTCGAAGCCGTGCCGGGCGTGGCAGAGACGATTGCCAACACCGACGCAGCCTTTAACGTGTTCGATGCCGAGATGCAGCCGGACATCGAGTTTTTCGAGCGTCCGCAGCAGGGTAGCTACAACCACCTTCGAGGCGCACTCGGGGCGCGTGGTGCTACCTGCACTTTCAGGACTGAAATCTACGGCGGTGCGAACGCAGCCACCACGCCGGGCTGGACTACGTTTCTGCGTGGTTGCGGGATGGTGGAAAGCAGCGGTGAGTTTACCTTTGTGACAGGCACTGTCGGCAATACCACCGGTTCACAGAGAACGCTGACGATCGCCCTGTTTGAAAATGGCAAACGCAAGGCGATGCGTGGCGCGATGGGGAACTTCGTTCTAAACTTCCCGACTGGCCGGCCAGCGTTTATCGAGTGGACGTTTAACGGAATCTGGATTCCTCCGATTGACGCTACGCTGCCGGTCCCGACTTACCCCGGCCAAATGCCGATGCGTGCCGCTGCGATCGACAACAACACCGGTGCGACGATCGTCAGGACCAGCGACAACGCAGCCTGGACGGCGTGCTTTGAGAACCTGACCATCGATGCCGGCAACGAGGTTGTGCTCAGGCCGTGCGTCAATCCAACCGACGGCAGCGGGTTCGCCACAGCCCTGATTACGAACCGCCGAACTACGGGTG